CTTATGCAACAACCTCGGCCACTTCAGGCGACACCCGTCTTAACTTTAGCCGTTTAACCTTTACCTCTACAGGTTCAGGCGAAACTGCGCGTTTCTTGACCCGTGTAACTGGTGCTAACGGTGCTACTGCTGGAACGATTAACGGCGCTCACATTACTTGTGCGGTTAATACCGGCGGCACAATTAGCGGTGCAGCTAACGCTTTGCGTGCAACGATTGGTGGCTCGTCTACTAATCCAGGCGGTACGCTTGCTGCATTGCAACTTGATTCCGATATTGCGTCTGGCGGTACTTGGACTAACGCGTCTTTCTTGCGCGTAACCAACTCTGGCACTGGCACACTTGGTAACTTTGCAGCTTTCCCCGCAGCCGCTACAACAGGCGTGTTCCGCGCAGCCGTTGGTACTCCAGCAGCTACACACACTATCCCTGTAACTAGCGGTGGTGTAACGTATTACATTATGGTTTCTACCATTGCGTAATGCAAATCACTAAAGAATTTTTAGTGGCAGAAATCCAGTCGCTAGAGTCTGAAGCAAATAAGGCGCAAACCTTTTTAATTCAGGCTCAAGCGACTATTACTGCATATAAAATGCTAGTGGATAAGCTAGACCAACCCGAACCTACTGAGGAACACTAATGGCGGTTATTTATTTAAAGCACCCTGTACACGGTCACAAAGTCGCTTGTAGCGATATAGAAGCCGACCATGATGAAAGTCACGGCTGGGAACGGTATACTGTTGCTACGCCAGTAGAAGTAATTGAGGTTGAAGAAGTAGAACCTGAAGTCGAGGCGGCTCCTGCTAACGTGCTGGAAGTAAAGACAAGACGCCGTAAAACAACCGCATAAGGAGTTACGCCATGACCACGGCAAACGACCAAATTAACGGCGCTCTGCGCGTACTAGGGGTTTTAGCCGAAGGCGAAACACCATCCGCAGCTACGTCGCAAGACGCTTTAGCTGCTTTAAACCAGATGATCGACTCATGGAATACCGAGCGTTTGTCGGTGTTTTCTACCCAAGATCAAGTGGCTTCTTGGCCTGCTGGCGTTAAAGATTTAACCTTTGGCCCAACTGGAACGTTGCCTTTAGCGTCAGGTGGCACACCTAAGCGCCCCGTATTGATTGACGATGCGACCTATTTTAGAGATTCAGCGACTAATATTTCATACGGCATTAAGCTAATTAACCAACAGCAGTACAACGGTATTGCTGTTAAAACGGTGACTTCGACCTACCCTCAAGTCTTGTGGGTCAACATGACTTTCCCTAACATTGAGATGTACGTCTACCCCGTACCCATCAAGCCGTTAGAATTTCATATTGTTTCGGTAGAAAAACTTATGGAAGTGCCAAGTCTATCGACTGACATTACCATGCCGCCTGGCTACCTACGGGCGTTTAAATACAACCTCGCCTGCGAGTTTGCGGCTGAGTTCGGTGTCGAGCCTAGCCCACAGGTTTTGCGCGTCGCTATGACCTCTAAACGCAACCTCAAGCGCATTAACAACCCTGACGACATCATGTCCTTGCCATACAGCTTAGTGGCTACCCGTCAGCGCTTTAACATTTATAGTGGCAATTTTTAAGCTATATGGACTCTTTTTTTAGCGTCCAAGTATGCTTGATGCGCTTCTTCGGGGGTTTTAAAATACCCAATCAAGGTTTGTACGCCGTTGGTACAAATACGAGCGCGCCAGCATTTTCCAGCAATATGCCAAGATACACCCAGCAAACCACACTTGTTTCTTTTATGCGGCTTTGTTTGGTTTTGTATGTTGTGGGCAGTCGTTACATCTCTAAGGTTTTTAATTCTATTGTCAGACGGATCGCCGTTTATATGGTCAATATCGTACACAGGCCAAGTGCCATAGACGTACATCCAAGCAAGTCTATGCGCTCGGTAGCGTTTACCTTTCAATGGAATAATAAAATACGAATACCAATTTTTAGTACCAGCTACAGCCCCAACCTTAATTCGTCTATTAGTGCTTTTTTTCCAACGAAATACACCCGTATCAGGGTTGTAATCCAGCATTTCTCTAATAAAATCAGGCGTAATATTGTTCATAGTTGGAGTATAGCATGAAAACTAACATACTAGGACAAGCCTACGTTGCAAGATCAGTTAACGCTGCGGACAATCGGTTAATCAACTTATTCCCTGAAGTCATCCCCAACGAAGGCAAAGAAGCAGGGTTTTTGAACCGCGCCCCTGGCTTGCGTTTATTGGCTACGATTGGCTTTGGCCCTGTACGTGGCTTGTGGACGTTTAACGGCGTTGGCTACGTAGTGTCAGGCAACGAGCTATACCGCATCGACAACGCCTACGCACCCACACTAATCGGCGCCGTATCAGGCACAGGCCCCGTGTCGATGTCTGATAACGGTACGCAGTTGTTTGTGGCCGCTAATGGCCCAAGTTACATTTACAACTCCAATACAAACGTTTTTCAACAGATTACTGACCCTGACTTTCCTGGCGCGCTTACTGTCAGCTACCTTGACGGGTACTTCGTGTTTAATGAACCCAACAGCCAAAAGATATGGGTTACTAGCCTATTAGAAGGCACACAGGTCGATCCATTAGATTTTGCCAGCGCTGAAGGTTCGCCAGATGGTTTAGTAGCCGTTATTGTTAACAATCGTGAGGCGTGGTTATTTGGCACAAACTCCATTGAAGTTTGGTATGACGCTGGCACGCCTGATTTTCCGCTTGCTCGTATTCAAGGCGCGTCCAACGAAATTGGTTGCGCTGCTGCGTTTTCCGTCGCCAAACTCGACAACTCAATATTTTGGCTAGGGCAAGACGCCCGTGGTCGCGGCATCGTGTATCGTAATAACGGCTACACAGGCATTAGAGCGTCTAATCATGCGATTGAATGGCAAATTCAACAATATGGCGACATTAGCAACGCTATCGCTTACACATACCAGCAAGACGGCCATAGCTTTTACGTATTGACCTTTCCAACCGTTCAAAAGACGTGGGTGTACGATGTCGTTACCCAATCGTGGCATGAGCGTGCAGGTTGGTCAAACGGCGATTTTATTCGTTATCGTCCAAACTGCCAAACAGCGTTTAATAATGAAGTAATCCTTGGTGATTATGAAAGCGGGAACTTGTACGCGTATGACTTAGACGTTTACTCAGACAATGGGCGGACTCAAAAATGGTTACGTTCTTGGCGCCCAATTCCTAGCGGTCAAAACAACCTACGCCGTACCGCCCAACATAGTCTACAACTAGATTGTGAAACGGGCGTAGGGCTTAATGGTATTGACCCGCAAGACATTATTATTGATTATTTACTTGCCGAAAATGGCGATATTTTAGACACCGAAAATGGCGAAAATATTGTATTAGATTACGCAACTACGCAAGGCGTTAACCCCGAAGTCATGTTGCGTTGGTCGGATGACGGCGGTCATACCTGGTCAAACGAGCATTGGGCGTCTATGGGGCGTATTGGTCAATACGGGCGCCGTGTCTTTTGGCGTCGACTTGGCATGACCATGAAGTTGCGTGATCGCGTGTACGAGGTGTCAGGTACTGATCCAGTCAAAATCGCCATCGTTGGCGCTGAACTGCTATTGAGTCCAACCCGTGCCTAGTCCGCTTAACGTTACATCCATACCGGCGCCTCGCACGCCATTAACAGACCCCAACACAGGGCTATTGTCCCGTGAGTGGTATCGGTTCTTTTTAAACTTGTTTAATTTGACTGGCGGGGGTACTAGCCCAACTAGCCTTACAGACTTGCAGGTTGGGCCACCGTTTGCTACGGTGGATGAAATTAATAATTTAACCGACATTAAGATCCAAGGGTTTGCCACTAGCCCCTCACAAGACGGGTTACTAGCGCAGATTGCCGAGTTAGAAAAGCAAGTACAGGCTGCCGAATTAAGCGCAGAAGGACTAATTAACGCTTTATTGGCTCAAATTACGCAATTGCAAAAACAAGTCGATGGTTTAGAATCCCAACCCGTTGCTGACGCAGGCGCTGTATCTGCGGCGTTTGCAGGGCTAAATACCATACCAGTAACTAAAACCGCTGACTTTACAGTAGGCTTGGGTGAGGTGTGGATTATTAACAATAAGTCTGGCTCCACTTGCACAGTTACGCTTCCTACGGCATCATCTTACTCAGGGCGAGTTTTGACGTTTCAAAACTACCAAGCGCAGTTTTTGGTGTCGGCATCTAGCAACGTAGTGCCATTGGCTGGCGGCGCAGCGGGTACAGCCATTTTAGAAAATGTAGCAGGCAACTGGGCTACATTGGTGTCCAATGGCACAAACTGGGTAACGATGCAAGAAGCACCAAATAACGCATTACTGATTGAATAACAGGAGTTAATATGACCGTAACCGTAAGAGTTCTTATCCCAGCTAAAACCGCTGAAGCTACTCAAGTCACCCAATATACTGCTAATGGCGTCACAACCATTATTGACAAGTTTACCGCTACCAATTACAGCGCTTCGGCGGCTACTATTAGCGTAAACCTTATAACAGCGGCTGGATCAGCGAGTAACGACAACTTGATTGTCAAGACCAAGACCTTGCAACCTGGCGAAACCTATACATTCCCAGAGATTGTGGGCGCTGCGTTGGCGGCTGGTGGCTTTATCTCCACCATCGCTGGTACAGCGTCTGCCATCAACATTCGGTCAAACGGACGTGAGATTACAAGCTAATGCGCAAATTGCTTTACGCTGACCTTCCAATACCCTCGCAAACGGGTATGGAGATCATTACGACTGACAAAATTGATGCGTTAACGTCAGCGCTATTG